GCTAGGATTATCTTAAAAGGTAATGAACAAGTCATTGCTGCAGGTATTGGTAATAGTACTAATGCCAGTAATGCAAGATTAGTTCGTGTTTACAATCCAGGCGGCGGCTCTGGAGGAACTGATCCAGTACAGGTGCATATTGTTGATCCCACTGGAGCCAATGAATACTCGGGTATTGGTTCATGTACTGTCGCAAATAAGGCAGTAGAATATTTTGAAAAACAACCTTCATACAATGTTTATGCGGTTGGTGGTGCTATTCATGTAACTTCTGTCGGATACGGTCCAAACTAATGAAACTAATCAGAGAAGAAATCGAACAGGTAGAGGTTATCGTTGAAGAACGCAACGGTAAAAAAACTCTGCACATTGAAGGTGTTTTCCTTCAAGGCGATATTAAAAATCGCAATGGAAGAATGTATCCTTCCACAACCCTCGCGAAGGAAGTTGCTCGTTACAACGAGGCCTTTGTAAATAAGGGACGTGCTCTTGGTGAACTGGGACATCCTGATGGCCCAACTGTGAACCTTGATCGTGTTTCTCATAAGATTATTTCTCTGAGACAAGAGGGTTCAAACTTCATTGGTCGTGCAAAGATCCTCAGCACACCAATGGGAAACATCGCAAAGTCTCTCCTCGATGAGGGCGTAAAACTCGGTGTTTCTTCCCGTGGAGTTGGTTCTATCCAACAAAACAATGAGGGTGTGAATGTTGTCGGTGAAGACTTTATGCTCGCCACCGCAGCAGACATCGTTGCTGATCCATCTGCTCCTGATGCCTTCGTCGATGGCATTATGGAAGGAAAAGATTGGGTCTGGGACGGTGGAATTCTCCGCGAAAAATATGCAGAGAAAACCTATAAACAAATTAACACTCTTGCTGACAGCCGTCAACTGCAAGAGAATAAGATCAGACTTTTCCAAGATTTTCTTGGAAGTCTCTGATACATAAATAAAAAAAGATTAACTACTATTATCAAAGTCTAATCGGAGAGTTCAAATGTCCGTTGGTAACGATTTACAAGAAATGGAAGTAGGCACTGTTCAATCCAAGACTGCCGTTAATTCTGCTGCTAAGGGTGGGGACCCAATGGCTACGGTTCCCCCTAGTGCTGTTCCAGGCCAGGCAATCGAAGATCTCGGCGGACCTACTCCCGAAAACTATCGTCCCGATGACGATAGTGCTAAACTCAAGGAACCTCGCCTTGCACATGTCTCTAACGTTGTAAACGCTAAGGCTGCAAAGGCAGACGCTGCACAGTCGGTAACTATGACCCCAGAAGAAACAACTCCTGCAGAGGAAGTAATCAGTGAAGAGGAAACAACCGAAGAGGTTGTTGCCGAAACTCCTGAGTACAATGTCGAAGAAGACATGACTGCTCTGTTCTCTGGTGAGGAACTGACTGAAGAGTTCCAAGAGAAAGCAAAGACTATCTTCGAAGCTGCCATCAACTCCAAGGTTGCCACCCTTGCAGAAGAGATGGAGAAGAAGAACGAAGTACGCATCGTAGAAGAAATCGAAACCGTCAAGGCGGCTCTGGTTGAGCGTGTAGACGCTTATCTGGAGTATGTCTCTGACGAATGGCTGCAAGAGAATGAGATTGCAGTCGAACATGGTCTCAAGTCCGAAATGACCGAGAGCTTCCTCTCGGGTATGAAGGACCTTTTTGAAGCACATTATGTATCCATCCCTGAAGATAAGTACGATGTAGTTGAGAATATGGTCAACAAACTTGATGAAATGGAGACTAAACTCAACGAGCAGATCGAGAGAAACGTTTCCCTTAACCAGCGTCTGGCTGAGTCCACCGCTGATGGGATCGTCTCTGAGGTTGCTGAGGGTCTTGCCCTGAGTCAGAAAGAGAAGCTCGCCCAACTCGCAGAGAGTGTTGAGTTTGAGAGTGAAGAATCATATCGTGAAAAACTGGCTACCCTGAAGGAGTCTTACTTCGGTCAGAGTGTCCAGAAAGAGACCTCCGAACAGGTGCTTACCGAAGAAACTGCCTCCCCAGATTATTCTGGATCGATGGCTGCTTATATGAGCATCCTGGATCGCGTCAAAAAGTGAATTTAAGATTATCAAACTAAACCCTTTTAAACCTGTACAAGCAAATGTTCCAATCTGAACAGTTGCAGGAAAAGTGGGCGCCCCTTCTGAACCATGAAGGCCTTGGCGAAATCAAGGACGCCCACCGTAGAGCGGTCACCGCTTGCCTGCTGGAAAACCAAGAAAGATTCCTCTCTGAGGAAAGAAGCTTCCTGAACGAAGCCCCCACCAATGCTGTTGGTAGCAACGGTTTCAGTGGCGCTGCCACTGCCGCCGGCCCAACCGCTGGTTTCGATCCCGTTCTGATCTCCCTGATCAGACGCTCGATGCCTAACCTGCTTGCGTATGATCTGTGCGGCGTTCAGCCAATGAACGGACCCACTGGTCTGATCTTCGCAATGCGTTCCCGCTACGATGGTCAGAGTGGTGGAGAGGCCTTCTTCGATGAGCCTAACTCTGCATTCTCTGCACAGCGCGAAGGTAACGACGCTAGCGCAGGTTTCACCTCCACTAACGCTGGTTTCGGTACTACCGGCCAGATCGGTTCTAACCCCTCCGTCCTCGGATCCACTGACGCCAACCAGGGTCTGTACTCTGTTGGTCAGGGTATGCGTAAGGACGAGGCAGAAGGTCTCGGAGAGTCTGGAAACGACTTCAACGAAATGGCCTTCTCGATCGAGAAGGTAACCGTTACCGCTAAGTCTCGTGCGCTGAAGGCTGAGTACTCCCTGGAACTGGCCCAAGACCTCAAGGCGATTCATGGTCTGAACGCTGAGGCTGAACTGGCCAACATCCTTTCCAGTGAGATCCTCGCTGAAATCAACCGCGAAGTCATCCGTACCATCTATAAGGTTGCTCGTTCTGGTGCTCAGAACAACGTTGCAACTGCTGGTACTTTCGACCTCGACGTTGACTCTAACGGTCGCTGGAGTGTTGAGAAGTTCAAGGGTCTGCTGTTCCAAATCGAGCGCGATGCAAACGCAATCGCCCAAGAGACTCGTAGAGGGAAGGGCAACACCATCATCACCTCTGCTGATGTTGCTTCCGCTCTGACCATGGCTGGTGTACTTGATTACACCCCTGCCCTGAACGCTAACCTGAACGTTGACGACACCGGCAACACCTTCGCTGGTACTATCAACGGTAAGTACAGAGTCTACATCGATCCTTATTCGGCTAACGTCGCTGCCAACCACTACTACGTTGTTGGTTACAAGGGTACTTCCCCTTATGACGCTGGACTCTTCTATTGCCCATACGTTCCCCTGCAGATGGTCCGTGCCGTTAACGATGGCACCTTCCAACCCAAGATCGGCTTCAAGACCCGCTACGGCATGGTCGCGAACCCCTTCGCAGAAGGAACCTCCCAAGGCCTTGGCGCTCTCACCCAGAACGCTAACCGCTACTATCGTCGTACTAAGGTCACCAACCTCATGTGATCTAAATACTTCCGTCCGTGTGAAGGAAGTGGAGGGGTCTTCGGACCCCTCTTTTTTTATCTAAATACATAAAAAAGCCTCATGGCTAATCCTCTCCTTAATCAGGTTTCCAATAGGAACTTCATGTCTCCTATCGGATTCAAACTGAAGATCAATAAATGTCCTAAGGTTGATTTCTTGGCTACAGGATGTAATTTGCCAGGCGTAACTTTAGGGACGGCTATTCAATCCACATATCTTAAGGACATTGATGTTCCTGGAGATAAATTGATCTATGAAGATTTTCGCGTCAACTTTATTGTTGATGAGAATATGGAAAATTATTCGCAGATCTATAACTGGATGAAAGGTCTTGGTTTTCCAGAGAGTCAAAAACAGTTTGTTGATTTGAGAAAGGATGATGTTTATTATCCATCTACAACAGACGCGGATAATCCATTCGCTGAGTTTTCAGACGGAACGTTAATAATTCTGAACAGTAACCTAAGACCTCAGGCTCATGTTAAACTAGAAGGGATGTTCCCTGTTAGTTTGACTGGTCTTGATTTTAATGCAACTGATACCGACGTGAATTACTTCACCGCATCAGTTACTTTCAAATATCTGTATTTCAAACTTACGGACGCAGAAAATAACGAACTTTGATTTATGAACCTTGAAACGATTCAGGAGATGTGGTCGAAGGATTCGATCATTGATCCCGATGAACTACATACTGCTTCATTAGACGTTGCCCGTTTACACTCTAAATACTTTCAGTTGTACAACGATCTGAAACTTCTTCGTGCGAGAGCCAAGAAGACGCAACAATCGGTGTATCACGAACGACATCTGTATTATTCAGGAAAGGCTGAACCAGAGATCTACGAAAAAGATCCGTTCCCTTACAAAGTGAGAGAGAAGGACGCACTCCAAAGATATCTGGACGCTGACGAAAGACTAACCGCAGCTCTGTTGAAAGTAGAATACTACGACGTGATGTTGGATTATCTTGTAGATATTATCAAGGTAATTCAGAACCGAACTTTTCAGATCAAAAACGCAATTGATTGGCAGAAGTTCATCCGTGGATACGACAGTTAAAATCTCCAAGAAGAATGAAGTATTCCTGAAAGTTCAGGCAGACCCACACGTTTACTACGAACTTTCAGACGCTTTTACTTTTGATGTACCTGGGGCCAAGTTTATGCCTCAGTATCGAAGTAAGTATTGGGACGGAAAAATTAGGTTATTCAACACAGGCTCTGGTGAGATCTATGTTGGACTTCTCGACAAGATCGTGAAGTTCATGAATGAACATGGATATGACTATGAGTTTGAGAACAGTAAGTTCTATGGAACCCCCTACGAAGAGAACGAAATGGTTTCTCTTGAGGGGGTTTCTGACTATATGAAAAAGATCTCAAAGTATGAACCAAGATCCTATCAGGTTCAAGGTGTTTATGATGCATTGAGACAAAACCGCAGACTTCTCATTTCTCCAACGGCCTCAGGTAAGTCATTGATGATTTACTCTGTTGTTAGATACATGGTTGAAAAAGGAGAAGATGTTCTTCTAGTTGTTCCTACAACATCTCTCGTTGAACAGATGTTCAAGGACTTTGAAGACTATGGATGGGACGCCGAAAAATATTGCCATAAAATTTATTCTGGTAAAGAGAAAAACGATAACAGACCTGTCACAATCACAACGTGGCAATCTGTATACAAGTTAGATCGCAAGTTCTTTGCACGTTATGGTTGTGTCATTGGAGATGAGGCACATCAGTTCAAATCAAAGTCTCTGGTCAACATCATGACCAAACTTGCAGATGCAAAATATCGTTTTGGTTTTACTGGAACTCTTGACGGAACACAAACACACAAGTGGGTATTGGAAGGTCTGTTTGGTCCTGCATACAAAATTATTAGAACTGAAGAATTGATGGAGAAAGGCCACCTTTCCAAGTTAGACATCAATATTCTTCTATTGAAACACCCACCACAAAAATTTGAATGTTTTGAAGATGAGGTTCAGTTTATCATTCAAAATGAACAAAGAAATAACTTCATCAAAAATCTAACTCT